CACTGAGCGTGGGGATCGAGCGCGGGGCGCTAAAGAACGCGGTTTTGCCGTATTTGAGTGACTTAATGCGTAAGAATAATGTATATTCGCACATAGTTGACCTGACGCACGGCAACCGAAAAAAGGCCGACCGGATAATCTGGGGACTCCAAGGTCGTTTCGAGCATGGACGCATCGTGCTAAACGAAGACGGCGATTGGGAAACATTCCTCGACCAACTGCTGTTGTTTCCTGCGCAGGGCGTGCATGATGACCTGCCCGATGCATTGTCCTACATAGACCAGTTGGCCGTAACCTCTTACTTTGCGGACGACGCGGATGATGATTGGGAACCAATCGACGTGATCGCTGGAGTGTGAGATGGACCAAAACGACTTTGATCAGCCAGACGAGGCCGATAAAGAGTTAGTTTCTTTCGTGACTGATCATTGTGATCGGTGGCGTACCTACCGAGATATCAATTTCCTGCCGAGCTGGGAAGAATACGAACGTATCTTCCGTGGCGAATGGGCAGTCGAAGACAAGACCCGCGATTCTGAACGCTCCCGCCTGGTCACGCCGATGACGCAGCAGGCGGTGGAGACACGCCACGCCGAGATCATGGAGGCGATTTTTGGCTCGGGCGAGTACTTCGACATCGAAGACGACTTGAAGGACATCGACGGCAGCCCACTGGACGTGGAGATGCTAAAGCGCCAGTTGATGGAAGACTTCAAGAAGGACAAGATTAGAAAATCTATCGATCACATCGAGTTGTTAGCCGAAATCTATGGCACCGGTATTGGCGAGATCGTGGTCAGCATGGAGAAGGAGTACATGCCGGCCACGCAACCGATCCCTGGGCAGATGGGGCAGGCAGCCATTGGCGTGATTGAGAAGCCGCGGGTGTCGGTCAAGCTAGTGCCGGTGAACCCGAAGAACTTCCTGTTTGACCCCAACGGCACGTCGGTCGACGACTGCATGGGTGTGGCGATTGAGAAGTACGTCTCGATCCACAAGGTGGTGCGCAACATCGAGCGCGGCATCTATCGCAAAGTCAACATCACCCCGACGTACGAGGACACTGATCTGGAGCCCACGCAAGAGGTCAGCTCGTATCAGGATGAAAAGGTCAAGCTTCTGACCTACTACGGCTTAGTGCCACGTGAATACCTGACCGGCAACGACGAAGATGTAGTCGAGTTGTTCCCGGAGGATTCGGCAGCGGAAGACTATCAGGACATGGTCGAGGCGATCGTTGTGATCGCCAACGACGGTCAGTTGTTGAAGGCTGAAGAGAATCCGTACATGATGAAGGATCGTCCGGTGCTGTCGTACCAAGACGATACGGTGCCCAACCGCTTGCCTGGACGGGGGACGGTGGAGAAGGCGTACAACATGCAGAAGGCGATCGACGCAGAAGTGCGCTCGCACCTGGATGGACTGGCGCTGACATCGGCGCCGATGATGGCGATGGATGCGACGCGCCTGCCGCGTGGGGCGAAGTTTGAAGTGCGTCCAGGCAAGGCGATTCTAACGAACGGCAACCCGAACGAGATTCTGTTCCCGTTCAAGTTTGGTCAGACGTCGAACGACAACTTGGCCACCGCCCAGCGGTTTGAGACGATGCTGTTGCAGGCAACAGGTACGCTCGACAGTCAAGGGATGGTCAGTCAAGTCTCGCGTGACGGTGGCAACGCCGGCATGTCGATGGCGGTTGCCTCGATCATCAAGAAGTACAAGCGCACGCTGGTGAACTTCCAAGAAGACTTTTTGATGCCGTTCATCAAGAAGGCGGCGTTTAGGTACATGCAGTTCGACCCCGAGCGGTATCCGTCGGTGGATATGAACTTCATTCCGACGGCGACACTGGGCATTATCGCCCGCGAGTACGAGCAGGCGCAGTTCATTGCGCTGTTGCAGACCTTGGGGCCGGACACGCCGGTGCTGCCGTTGATTTTGAAGGGCATCGTGGCCAACAGCTCACTGTCGAACCGCATGGAGTTGATGGAGTCGCTGACACAGATGGCGCAGCCGAACCCAGAACAGCAACAAATGGCGCAGATGCAGCAGCAGTTGGCCATGCAAGCAGCGCAGGCGCAGATCGCGGTCAATCAGACGCAGGCCGAGCAGAACCGTGCAGAGGCCACGAAGACGCTGATCGAGGCGCGGTTGAAGCCCGTCGAGACGGAAGCGAAGATTATGTCGGCAACCACGCAGAATTTGCCGACTAGCGACGATCTGGCGTCCAAAGAGTTCGACAAACGGGTCAAGATCGCTGAATTGATGCTGAAAGAAGCCGACATCAAGAACAAATCGAAGATCGTTGAGCTTCAAATGGAGACGAAACGAGAGAATTTGACCAAAGTTGAGAACGATTTTCTTGAGTCGCTAGGGGAGGAGCTGAAATGAGCTTAATCCCTGATCTGGAGTCGATGAACGACGAAGAAAAGCTGAAAATTCTTGAGTCGGTTCAGCGGTCGATTCGTGAAAGCAAGGAAATTCAGAAGAAAAAGGTCGGTGAAAACGTCCAAGCGGTCTTAGCCGCGCTGCGTAAGATCGAATCAGACGTCACTTCGCGCTTTGATTCTGTCGCGCAGACGATCGAGACACGCGTTGCCAACATTAAGGACGGTAAAGACGGCGCGCCGGGGGTCGATGGCCGCCCAGGCCGCGATGGTAAGGATGGTCGACCCGGTAAAGACGGTAAAAATGGGGTTGACGGGGCGGCTGGCCGCGACGGTGTCGATGGTCAAGATGGCGTATCGGTGGTCAATGCGTTTCTTGACTTCGACAACAGCCTAGTTATAGAACTATCGAATGGTCGAACAATCAATGCGGGCGAAGTACTGCCGCCAGATATCGCCGATCGCTTGAAGATTGTCATCAATCAAGGCGCATCAGGTGGTGGCGGGGGCGGTGCAAGTCTGCCGGATCAGTCGGGCAATGCAGGTAAGTTCTTAACGACCGATGGCTCTACGGCTTCCTGGGGTACGCCTGCCGGATCAGGCGACGTCGTTGGTCCTTCGTCTGCGACTGACAATGCGATTGCTCGGTTTGATACGACAACCGGCAAACTGATTCAAAATTCGGTCGTGACTGTCAGTGATACCGGCGCTATTGCTGGCGTGACAGCATTTGGCACGCCCGATTACATTGATTTTGATACAACACCAACCGTTACTAATGCGGTTGGCCGTCTGTATTGGAATAGCGATCAAAACACATTAGCTGTCGGTCTAACGTCAGCCATAGCGGCTAATGTTGGCCAGACCCTATACGCCAGAGCGACGAATGCGGAAGCAACGACGATTACCAAAGGTCAAGCGGTGTATATGTTCTCCGCAACTGGCGATCGCGTGTCGGTTAAGTTGGCCAACAACACAGGCGACGCTACATCAGCTAAGACCTTTGGCCTAGCGGCTGAAAACATCACCGCTGGCGGCACAGGTATGATTATCTGCCAAGGTGTATTGGATGGCTTGAATCTTGGTTCGTACACAGCGGGCGACTCTGTATATCTTGGCGCAACAGCGGGTGCTTTGACCGCGACAAAGCCATACGCACCCAATCATTTGGTGTATATCGGAACAATTGAACGTGCTAACAACGGCAATGGTCAGATTTATGTGCGCGTTCAAAACGGCTACGAGATGGATGAGCTGCACAACGTCTCAGCGCAGAGCCCAACGAACGGCCAGGTGTTGATCTATAACGAGTCGACCAGTCTGTGGGAAAAAGCAAACATCACTGCTGGCTCAAACATTACTGTAACTAATGGTGCGGGTTCGATTACGATTGCATCCACCGCAAGTGGCGGAACAGGTGACGGCGGCGCGTACGCTTGGTTTTTATCTTAAGAGGTAGACATGAAAACTTTAGTTCTTGACGGCACCGCCATCAGCATTCAGGTGGCAATGTCCACCTCGGCGGCCACCACAAATCCGACGTTTGTATCGACTTACGCTGATAACGCGGGGTCGGGCATTACGGAAGGCGCAACAGATGGCGTGTTAAACGGCTCGACCGATGTAACGGTTGTGCCTGCGCCGACAGGATCGAACCGCCGTGTCGTGAAAGACATCACGATCTATAACGGCGATACAGCTGCGGTGACGATCTTTGTTAAGTACGACAACAACGCGACACAACGCACGATCGCTAAAGTAACACTGGCGGTTGGTGATACCTGGACGACTGACGGTACCTTTGACACCAACGGCAGCCTGAAGCAGTCGCTGGGTACAGTTAACTTGGCGTCCCAAGTGACAGGTACGCTGCCTGTTGGCAATGGCGGCACAGGTGCTACGACATTAACTGGCGTTTTAAAAGGTAACGGCAGTTCAGCATTTAGTGCGGCAACTGCTGGTACGGACTATCTCGCACCGCCATCAGGTACAGCGATTCTGAAAGCCAATTCTGGCGGCGCTTTAGCGAATGCAACCGCGGGTACAGATTATCTAGCGCCACCTTCAGGTACAGCGATTCTCAAGGCTAATTCTGGCGGAGCACTAGCAAATGCCGTTGCAGATACTGATTACCTAACGCCGCCATCAGGCACAGCGATTCTGAAGGCAAACTCTGGTGGCGCACTGGCGAATGCATCGGCTGGTACGGACTATGTTGCTCCGGGTACGGCTACGACGTTTACTGCGGATCAGACGTTCAACTCGACTAGGCTGAAACTTGCTGGCTCAACGTCAGGCTCGGCTACATTAAACGCACCTGCTGCTGCTGGCACCAACACATACACCTTGCCACCTGACGCCGCAACGCTCGGGTACAGGAATGTTCCACAATCTGGTTCTGACAAAACTGGCTCATACACACTAGCAACTTCAGACATTGGTGAGTTTGTTGGTGTTGGTTCTGGTGGCTCGATTACGATTCCAGACGCTACATTTGCTGCTGGCGATATTGTCTCTGTGTTTAATAACACGACTGGCAACATCACGATTACCTGCTCTATTACTACCGCTTATATTGCTGGCACGAACACAGATAAAGCAACGATGACGTTGGCGACCAGAGGTGTTGCAACGATTCTATTCATTAGCGGTACGGTTTGTGTCGTGACAGGGAATGTGACATGAGTGGCATTATGTCTATGCTATTGGGAAATGTTGCGGCTGTTGCTAACGCTCCAACATCGGTTGATTGGCTCGTGGTTGCTGGTGGTGGCGGTGGAGGAAATGATGGTTCTGGTGGTTACACAACAGGTGGCGGTGGAGGTGCTGGTGGCTTTAGAAACGGAACCAGCGCATCTGTAGTTGCTGGTACGTCTTATACCATTACGGTTGGCGCTGGTGGTGGTGGTCAAGCAACTGCTGGGAAGGGAGCCAACGGTTCTAATTCTTCTATTGTTGGTGGCTCATCTTCTCCCTTTCAATCTCCAGGCATTGTGTCAACCGGCGGTGGTGGCGGTGCAGGGGGAGGGACTGCCGCAGGAACTGGCGGCTCTGGAGGTGGCGGTGCTAACTATTCGCAAAATACGGGCGCGGCAGGAAATACTCCTTCTACTACGCCATCACAAGGTAACGCTGGCGGAAATGGCTCCACCGGTCTTGGGGCTTTTGCTGCTGGTGGTGGCGGTGGTGCAGGAGCGACTGGTGGAAACCACACAAATGCAGGACAAGATGGCGGTGTAGGTGGTAACGGTAGCGCATCTAGCATTAGCGGCAGCAGCGTTACTTATGCAACTGGTGGCGGTGGTTATGGGTCTGTTAATGGCGGCAACGGCGGCTCAACTAACGTAAATGGCGGCAAAGGCAGAGGCTCAACAAGCGGTGCTGGTTCTAACGCAACTGCTAACACAGGTGGCGGTGGTGGCGGCAGTGGTAACGGAGCGAGCGCTGCATATAACGGAGGTTCTGGCATTGTGATTATTTCTTATCCTGATTCAGGAACCACGCAGCTTTCTAGCATTGGTGCTGGTCTGACATACACCTACACAGTCAGCGGTGGCAAGAAAATTTATAGATTTACTGCCGGCACCGGCACGATCTCATGGTGATGAACATGGCTCATTACGCATTCCTAGACGAGAACAACATTGTCACCGAAGTCATCGTCGGCAAAGACGAGGGCGAGGATGGCATTGATTGGGAGCAGCACTATGGCGAGTTTCGTGGTCAAGTATGTAAGCGAACGAGCTACAACACTGTCGGCGGCGTTCATGCCAACGGCGGCACTCCGTATCGCAAGAACTACGCTGGCGTTGGCTACACCTACAACGCTGTGCGAGATGCGTTTATCCCACCGCAGCCATATCCTAGTTGGACGTTAGATGCTGATGCTAACTGGCAACCTCCTGTAGCGATGCCAACCGACGATCAAAGATACTCATGGAATGAGCAAACTCAACAATGGGTAGCGAATGACGCCTGAATTGCAAAAATACTATGAAGACAGGTTTTCCATGATGGCCACACCTGGCTGGGCGGATCTGTTGGAAGATATTGACAAGATAATATTGACGTTGCAGGATATTTCTATCATTGATGGCGAGAAAGACTTACAATTTAAGAAAGGCGAATTGTCTATCCTGACTTGGCTGAGAAACCTTAAATCGGTCAGCGAACAAGCTTATGAGGACTTAAATGCGCAGGATGTATGAATTTCTCTGCGAAAGCGGCGAATTAATTGAAAGATTGGCAACTTTTGAGCAGCAAATAGTGAGTTGCAAGTGTGGCAAGTCAGCCCGCCGCACGATTTCTGCTCCGCACTTTAACCTTGAAGGGTGGTCTGGTCATTTTCCGACGGCGTATCATCAATTTGACCGGAAACATCGTGAAAAGTTAGAATCGGAGCGCAAAGCGAACGGATAAGCATTTTTGCCCCGTTCATGTTTAATCCTGGGAACCAAAAGATGGCAGGAAAAGGAACCACGACATGTTGATTGACAATGAACCCGAGATGCCTAGCGAGTTAGAGGCAGAGGAAGCGAAACTACCCGACGCAGTAGCGGAGTCTAAGCCGGAATTACCGGATCGGTACCGAAATAAGTCGCTTGAGGACATCGTAAAGATGCACCAAGAGGCCGAAAAGGTCATCGGAAGACAGGCACAGGAAGTCGGGGAAGTGCGGAAACTGGCCGACGAGCTGATCAAGCAAAACCTTGGGGCACGGCAAGCGACTGTTGAAAAAGAAGAGCCGGAAGTAGACTTCTTTGAAGACCCTAAAACGGCAATTCACAAAACGATCGAGACGCACCCGGATGTTCTGGCCGCTCGCGAAGCAAGCGCCCAGTTCAAACTGTTGCAAACGAAGCAAAAGCTGTCGCAGGCACATCCTGACTATGAGCAGTTAATCAATAGTGAGGAT